TTGTACATTTGATCACTTTGCCAACAGAAGTCTGCTAGAAAGTGTTTGAAAAATAGCAAGGCTAGTATTAGCCAAGTGGTCATTTAGATAAAGCCTCCCACATCAATTCGTGATCGTACACAGCAACAGTTAATTTAATATAATTTTTACGAAATCCTTCTCTAACTACTTCGGCAATGTGATCAGGACAATCTTGAGTTATTTCAACTGCTGCTCTTGGATACTGTACCCAATCGTCGCACAAAATAAAATCAGGATCACCTTGTTTTATTCTACGAATTTGTTTATTCGGAGTTTGATATTTGATACTCATAAGGTGCCTTCTTCGACCACAGTGTTTGTCCATTTACTACCACGAACGTATTGTTGTGCCGCTTCTAAAGTATCAAACATTTTGGTTACAGAACAGGATCCATCTGGGCTATAGGATTTATGTGTGCGCCAAAACTTGAAACCAAATAACCATTTTACTTCAATTTGTATGGTATAAAAAGTCACTTCGTTGCCATCTGTGAATTTAACAATTCTATATCTATCTGTCATCTAGGATACTCCACCGTTAAAGCATTAAATTTTAAATTAGACATAAATAAAATAAAGGATATCCAAATGTTTATAGAAAACAAATATACACGCACATATAATAACATAATTAACCTAGCAAAAACTAGAATTCTTTCACCAGAAATTTATACAGAAAAACATCATATTATTCCTAAGTCCATTGGCGGTAGTAATTTATCAGATAATATTATTATTTTGACTGCTCGAGAACATTATATATGTCATAGATTACTAGTGAAAATGACCACTGGAATACAAAAATCTAAGATGATTAATGCTGCATGGGCACTCGCAAATTTAAACACAAATAACCAACAAAGAGTTAAAATTAATAGTAAAACATATGCTATTCTTCGTACACAATTTTCTATTACTCACGCAAAGTTTAGAACAGGACAAAAGCATACCAACGAAACAAAAAATAAAATATCTCAATCACTTATAGGAAAACCAAAAAAAACTAAAGGAATTCCAAGAACAAATGAAATAAAATCAAAAATTTCTGCTACCTTAACTGGAAGAGAATTTAGTTCAGAACATAAACAAAACATTAAAAAAAATCATATTGGATTTTCAGGAAAAATACCAACAAAAGAGCACAGAGATAAAATTTCACAAAAACGATTACAAACTCAAAAAATTGAATGTCTATATTGTGCTAAATCACTTGACCCTGGCAATTATAAAAAATATCACGGTGTTCGTTGTAAATTATTTACGGTATGATGACGATAACCATTCATTGAACATGTTAGACGATTCGCTTAATCTGGTTAATTCATATTTGCCACAGAATTTTAAAAAATGTACCCCAACTTGAGTTACTGATTTTGTAGTTACATTTGAAACACAATTATTTATTTTTTCGCGAATAAGTGGAGGCTGTGCAGTCAAATCAATTAAGGTTCTGTTGCGCTCGTAGTCATCTAATACTCTATGTTCAACTCCATTATGATCTGTCCATCTTTGTAATAGCAAATTGTTCCAAGCATATCCTTTTTTATGTTGGTCAGCAAAAGCCTCAGTGAGACCAACTTTGTTTTTGGAACCTTTCGTCCTAACACCCGGATAGGCTGAAAATATATTATCTGTAGGGTCTCCACGCATACACTTTTCAAACAAGATCCACTGCGGATCAGGTATGACCTTGGGTGCCTTAGTCTTTTTATCAATTACCAACTTACCTTTCTTGTCAAGAATGCCCTCTAGTGTATGAAGTTCGTCGGCAACACCATTATATTGCTGTACATTCGGCGCCAGTAACTGATAGAAATCGGTATCCGAGGAAATAATAATGTGATTGTCATTGGGGTGTTGGTGGATGAATCCTGCAATGAGATCATCTGCTTCAAGTTCTGGATGTTGAAGAACTGTGCAATTAGTCTTTTCCTGCAGGAATGTCTTGAGATTATCAAACGCTTCCCAGAATAGTCGGTCCTCTTCTTGTTCCGTTTCGGTGAGTGCTGCACGAGCGACAGCACGATTCTTTTTGTAAGGCTCGTAATAATCTTTTCGCCATGACCGTCCCTCCAAACAGAATACCACATGATCGGCTTTCTGATCCCGCCAAGCCTTATTAACCGAACCGAGGGTAACATGGATAGCGAATCCTAATCTATCCCAGGTATCCGACTGTCGGCTGGCTGAATGACGAGCACGAAAGAATGTGTTTGCAGTGTCTACAATTAGATATCTCATGCGTTAATAGTAGCATATTATATTAATGCGGTCAAGCGCGGTAATAAAAACTCTGCCCATTTTCTATGTGCATCTGCTCGAAAATGATATGATTGATTGGATCGAAATCCTTGATCCGTTAACCATTTATAATATGTCATATCAGAATTGTATGGACTAATATAACAATCATGCCAATCTAGTTGTTCTTGGGTACGAAAGTCGTTGTAAGTGTTAAAGAACAAATGCGGTATGTCCGAATCTAATAATTCTGTATGAAATTGGTATATTTGTTCGTGAGCCAACTTGGTTTTTTCGTTCCAATTTAAATTTATTACATAATCTTTATATTGTTGTTTTACTGGTTGGGGCCAATCATGTCCCACACCACCAGCGTTTACTTGCCAATACACATTATCATGCAACCATTCCTCACGTTCCCAAGTGCTCCAACCAATGATAATAACATCTGGAATGTAGGTTTCTAAATACTTTCTAGTGGTTCTAAGAATTCTAGAGTTTGAGCTAGCCGATTCGGCATCACAATGTAAAACAGCATTGAGTTGGTTAGCGATTAAACAACCATAACTTGCTTGTTCGTTTGCCGGGTGAGGTTTACGTCCCAAGCGCCAATAGAGAGAATCATCTTCAGCAAAACAATAATCATTTACTGCCTCTGCACCTGCACTATGGCTATCACCGTTGACATATAATATCACGATATTTCGGTTCTTCCGTTGCCTAAATCGTTTTTGTCTACTCTACGCGGCCTAGAATCGATTGGCTGGTTGGCTTCCCATTGTTCAAAATTTTCGTTTAGTATATTCCTACAGATACTTTGAAACCAACGATCTACCATTTCTGCATCTGTGTCTGTTTTTTTAATCATGTAACCTGCTTTGACTAATCGAGCAATAAAAATTTCGTTCCAATCTAATTCAAATGCTCCGTTACCAATATCGTCGGGGTCAAGTTCGACTGCAAGTACATTTATATAAGGTTCGCCGGCCTCAGTGGCCAATTCCTTTGCCGTCTTTATCTTGGTTTTTACTTTTGGTTTTTCTTCTTTGACTTCGGGTTTTTTCTTGAACCAATTCAACATCATGTGCCCCATTCATTTTTAAATAAAGGTACTTGTAATCTATCACTGTATCTTAAGCCATGTTTCATTGCTAGATCTGCTACACGTCGATTGTTTAGTGTGTAAACACTCTCCACACCGCCCACTGGCATGAGATAGATAGGACCTTTGAAACCTTTATTTTTATATTGATCTTTAGCTTTTAGTGCATCCTCGACATCTTCTTCTGTCGCAACAACAAACTTAAGATAGGTGTAACCGACTTCTTCATACTCGCAAACAACATCCGGGCAAATGGCTTCCTCCCAATTTTCGCCGCTTGCTGGCAATTTAGCACTTACACTAAAAGTAATATCATCTTTATTGCGATTACCGCTTGACCAATTACTCAAGTACTCTTTAAATACTGGATCCAGTTTTTGTGTACCGTTAGTTTCAAAAGTAATTTCTTTCAATCGTTGCATACGTGGATGATTAAGCAAATCTGGATAAGCACGTTGCCATCCTAGCAAAGGTTCACCGCCGGTTATTACCAAGTGTTCGTCTTTCCATTTACCATATGGAAGAATTTGCATAATACGTTCTACAATAGCTTCTGTGGTAAGCATAGGACTTAGATCCTTAAATCTTGGATCCCAGCTTGCATAACTATCACATCCTGTACTTACTAATGGAAGTTCTTCGTATTTTTTATATTTGTCGGGATCGACATTATTAGCCTCTTCACTTAGTTGCCCTCTAGGCATACCAAAGCCTGCACACTTAAAGTTGCAACCAAATGTTCTAAGGAATACACTAGGTACACCCATGTATCGACCTTCGCCTTGAATGCTGTAAAACAGCTCTGCTATCTTGATTTTTGACATGATAATATTGTACTATAAATATTTAGATGATGCAAACAAATTTAGAAATTTTTTTCCAAGAAAACAAAAATATAGAATATCATTATCCAAAAAATGAAAATCCTACTAAAAATTGGATAGTAAATGAAAGTAATATACCATATTTATTATTAAATCTTGCCAATGTTCCCTACGCTGAAATGTTAGAAGAAGCCCGATCTCTTGACCATTTGTTTGTACCTCATAGAGATTCTGAATCCCATAATGGGTGGAGCAGTTTAAGCATACATGGCATTTCTAGTCAACATACAGATCATTTTGCTTCCTATCATGAATATGCACATTTAAATAATGAACAGGTTCCTTACACTTGGACTGAAATTGCCGATCGTTGTCCGATAACCATTGATTTTTTTAAAAATCACTTTCCATACGATGTATATCATAGAGTAAGATATATGAAATTGGCTCCTGGAGGGTATATTACTCCGCATGC